ATTGGCGCAAGCACAAATCAAGATACAATCTTTGTGGTTGATCTTAATGAGTGTCATCTTTGGGAAGAAGCTGGCTCACCTACTTATGTTAAGTTTGAAGAGCCAAATGGCAAGGTTGCAATCAACATTGTCATGTTTGGTATGTCAGCCTTCACAAGTTTGAGATACCCAGGCGCAATTGCACAAATAAATGGCACTGGCTTGGCTGCACCTAGCTTTTGACCTATAAGTTTCTAAGCCCCTTACCCTTCCAAGGGGCTTAGATCCTAACTATGGCCAGTATTTAAGAATTGGAGTTTGCTTAATGTCCCAGAGCAATACAGGTTTTGGATACTGGCCATGGCTATAACAAACGGCTACGCAACACTTAATGAGATCAAGGCTTACTTGTCTATCTCAGATACAACAGATGACACCCTATTAGAAAAATTAGTTGAGTCATCATCACGCTCAATTGATAAGATTGCTAATCGCAGATTTTATGCAGATGCCTCGGCAACAGTACGCCTTTATAGAGCCTACTCAGATATTTTTGTTTATACAGATGACATTAGCAGTACAAGCGGTCTTGTTGTAAAAGTAGATGAAGGCGGCAACGGCACTTACACAAAGACACTAACTTTGAACACAGATTTTATTATGGATCCGCTTACAGCCTCAGCTTTAGGCAGACCATTTACACAATTAACTATGGTTTCTAATACTGAGTCATGGCCGATATTCCCAGGCTTGACACAAAATGGATTACGCCCTGGAGTACAAGTCACAGCTAGGTTTGGCTGGCCATCTGTACCAAGTGATATAAATGTAGCTTGTTTAATTCTTACAGCTGATCTATACAAGCGCAAAGATGCTCCAGGTGGTGTCTTAGGTCTTGGTGACCTAGGTGTAATACGCATGTCCCCAGTAGGCAGAGATGTATCACAAATGGTTAGAGCTTATCAAAAGATTGCTATTGCCTAATGGTGCCAAGTACAGTAAGGACAAATCTCAAAACAGCTCTTACAGCTATTACGGGATTGCGTGTAATGGATTATGTCCCTGACTCTACAAATGTACCTACCAATAATGCTTTCGCAGTTATTGGTCAATTGTCAATGAATTATGATTACACACTCAACAGGGGCTTTGACTCTGCAACCTGCAACATAATTGTTATGGTCGGGCGCATGAGTGAAAAAGATGGACAATCAAGATTGGATGGGCTACTCAGCTCATCCGGTTCAACCTCAATCAAAGCCGCTATTGAGGCTGATAAAACACTAAGCGGTGCAGTGCAAACTTTAAGAGTTGTGTCTGCATCACCAGGCACAATAACATCCGCTAGTATTGATTACCTAAGTTATCAGTATTCAGTGGAATTGATAGGTTAGCGAAAGGAAAAATATGGCCATATTTATGGGTAATAAAGTAGCAGTCATTGTAGGTACATCAACCATATCTTCATTTGTCAGCACTGTAAGTCTTAACCGCGAAGTAGAGGCAGTAACTATCACTGCCATGAACGATACTGTGCAAAATATGATTGGTGGCATTGAAGTGTCATCTCTCAGCATGGAAATCTTCAATGATTTTGCGGCAGCCTCAGTGAACAGTCTTTTTGAAGATAAGATTGGCGAAAAACTGGCAATCAAATTGATTCCAGTAACCGGTACAGTCACAGCTACAAATCCAAGTTATTCTATGTCATGCTTGATCACCCAATGGACACCCATTTCAGGATCAACAGACAGTGCAGCCTTGGCTAGCGTGACTTTTCCAGTCACAGCTATAACAAAATCAACAAGCTCGTAAAAGAAAAGGTGGGACATGCACAAGATTGAAATAACAAAGAAAGACGGCAAAAAGATTACTTATGATCTTACGCCATCTGTCAAAGTAGCCTTTGAGGCTGAGTTTAAGACTGGATGGCGTAAGAGATTAGGTGAGCTACAAATGGAGTCTGATTTGTGGTGGCTTGCTTGGCGATTGGAAAAAGATTTAGGTAAGACTGAACTAGCTTTTGGTGATGATTACATCAATCAATTTATAGATGTTGATTTGTTGTATGAAGCAAAAAATGGCTAGACCGACATGGACAAATATGGGAGATTGCCGCTGTGTCGGTCAGAACTGGTATTAGCCCTAAAGATTTATTAGAGGTTGATCCGGCTGTTTATATGGCAATCAAAGCAATATTGCATGAACAGGATGCTAAAACCAAGGGGACAGTCAGGCGGAGATAATGGCAGAGCTTAAGGCCGATAGATCTCTCAAGGCTGTTTATGTAGAAAATTTAGATGCAATCTTAAAAAAGATGGAAGAGATTGATCCTGACACGCAAAAAATATTTAAGAAAGAATTACGCAAACAAATTAAGCCTGTAGAAAAACTAGCTAAAAGTTTTATACCAAGTGAGGTGTTTCCCGGCTGGAGAGATACTAAGCCTTATTACCCTACTAATTGGGGATGGGCTTATGATCAAAACCACAGAGGCCGCACCTATGGCAAAACAAATCAATCAAGATGGCAATGGTCACAAGCGGATGCTATTGCCGGTATACAAATTACAAGTGCAAAGGTTAAAGTACAAAGAGTTAAAGGTGCTACCTTCTCAGTCACAGCTTTAGCATTGGTAAATAAATCAGTACCAGGAATTATTTTTGAATTAACAGGCGGCGGCACCGCTAGGAGTAGAGGCAAAACAAGGCGAGTAAGCCGCAACCCTAATGCTAGTGAGGGATTTATCCGCAAGGTTTCACAAGCTCATGGTGCGATTGCCGGAGATGGTAAAGGCAAAAGAGTAATCTATAAAGCCACAGCTGAAAAAGGTGAACAAGCTTTAGCAGGTATCTCAGCTACAATAGATAAATACTTGGGCAATAAGTTTAGAGGTAACTAATGGCACTGAGTCAAAATGTTGTAATTAACTTTTTAACTAAGTTTGATAAAAAAGGTTTGCAAAAGGCTACTAAAGAGCTCAAAGGCTTTGATAAGTTTATAGCCTCTAGTAAGTTTGCCACAAAAGCCGCCTTAGTCACAGCTGGTATTGCCTCTGCCTATGCCTTAGACAGACTTGCAAAATCATCTGTAAGAGCTGCACTTGAGCAGGAAAGATTAGACAAATCTATAGAGCAATCTCTTAGCTCAATCAATGAGCTTGGCTCTTTAGGCAGTGTTAAAACTCTTATAGCAGATTTACAAACTGCAACAAATATTACTGAGGATCAATTAACACCTGCATTAAATGGTTTAATTATCTCAACCGGCGATTTAGGCAAAGCACAAGAGTTGTTAAGCGTTGCAATTGACACAAGTAAAGGTAGCGGCGTTGATTTACTTACAGTCACAGATGCTTTGGGTAAAGCAAACAGGGGAAATTTTAGGACTCTAGGTCAATTAGGTCTTGGTTTCAATGCAGTCACAGCTCAAGAAATGGGCTTGGCTGAGATAACAGATTACCTAACCCTTAAGTTTGGCGGAGCTGCAAAGCGAGCTACAGAAACATTTGGCTCAAAATTAGATGACCTAAAAATCAGTGCAGGTGAGGCACAAGAAAACTTAGGCCAAGGCTTTATCACAGCCGCAGAAATTATCATGGGTAGCAGTAATTCCACAGATGTCTTTGGTGCAAAACTTGAACTACTTGGATTAAACGGCGGATATATTTTAATTGCTTTGGCTGACAAAGTTAACAAAATACAAGATGCTTTTAGTGGGTTGAGTAAAAAAATTGCTAGTGACCCAATCTTAAAATTCTTTTTTGGCTCTACTGCATCTATTCCAGTTTTAGGCGGTTGGATTGATGGCTTTAGAGGTTTAGCTGCGGATGGAAAAAAAATTGCTGAAACCTCAAAAGAAACTGTTGAACAAACAAAGGAACAAAAAGCCGCTGCCGCAAAACTAGCCGCGTTACAAGCAAAATTTGATAAGTTTGCCGCTGCCGCTTTAGACAAGAGTAAAAAACTCACAAAAGAAAAGGCTGCTCAAGCTGCACTAGACAAGAAAAAGGCAGAGCTTGAGTCTATGTTTGACCTTGAAAAGATTAACTTACAAGCTGCCTTAAGCCGTAAATTGTCAGGTGAGGATGAGCTGCGTGTAAAGATATTACAAAAATTAGCAGACGGCACAGCCAAAGCTATTGATGAGGGTTTGAGATATGCGGATGTATTAAAAGTTATTGAAGATGGCAAGATAACTACCGCAGAAATAGATATGCTTGCAAAAAAATGGGGCATTACTACAAAAGAGGTTGAGTTATACATACAAAAATTATTTGAGGCTAATGATGAATTAAGAAAGATGTTAGGACTATTAGATGAAATAAAGAAAAAACAAGTATCACAAGCAATACAACAAGTCCAAGGCACTACTCAAAAAATTAACACCTTTATTTACAACACAGCTTTAGATAGTGTCCGTGGTCTAAACAATGACATCCAAGATTTTATGCAATCAAACAGGTTAGCACCTGCAACCGCAGAGTCAGGCATGAGGGTTATTCCACAAACCACTAGCAAAATAAATGATTTTCTTGCACAATTTGATAATGTGCCAAAAATGGCAGAGGGTGGCATTGTAAATAGACCTACAATGGCAATGATTGGAGAAGCTGGAGCTGAGGCTGTAATCCCATTAGATCGCATGGGTAGCATGGGCACAAAGGTAGTTGTAAATGTGCAAGGCTCTGTAATCTCTGAGGGTCAATTACAATCTGTAATCCAAGATGTTTTGTATAACTTGAACCGCACTGGAGCAGTTACCCAGTTAGCAAATTTAGGTAGATAATGTCAGCGGCAGTATTTAAGGCAGAGATTGACTTTAGTGCCGGAGCAAGTTTTGATCCTGCTCTTGTACTTGATGACCCTGCAACACCTTTAGATACAGCTGTATTAGGGACAGCTGCCGCAGACATTGTAAATATAACAGCCTTTGTGACTCAGTGCTACATAAGGCGTGCCTTCAATAGATCCTCTGACTCATTTATCGGTGGCAGTGCAAAGATAGTATTTGTTGATCAAACAGGTACATTTAACCCTGCCAATACATCCTCATCTCTGTATGGCAAAATTAAACCTATGCGTAAGATACGCATGACCGCATCTTTTAATGGTATAAATTACAACCTTGGATCTTTTTATGTGCAAGAGTGGAATTACAAAAGTCCTACAGGATTTGACCCTGCCTATGTCACACTCAACTGTGTAGATGGTTTTCAGCTGCTAAACCTTACAACCCTAACTACTGTCAGCGGTGGTAGTGCTGGACAGACCACAGCGCAAAGGGTTACAAGTTTGCTTGACTCTGGAGATTGGCCGGGCGGTATGAGGGATATATCTACAACAGCTACTACTACAGTGCAAGCCGATAGCGGCAACTCAAGATCTTTACTTGCCTCTCTGCAAGAAATTGAGCAAACAGAAACAGGGGCTTTATATGTAGATCAAAGGGGGTTTGTGAAGTTTATGTCAAGGTCAGACATCATTACTGCCTCTGGATCTGCACTTACAAAATTCTCAGATGTCAATGGATCAGGTGATATAACCTATCAAAATGTTGAATTTGATATATCTGACTTTCAGATGATTAACAAGGTTACAGTTACGCCGGCTGGGTTGAGTGGTCAGACCGCAAGCGATTTAGCAAGCATTGATGATTACTTTCAGCATAGTAGGGTCAGATCAGGACTTATGCAGACTGAGGCAGATGCTCTATCTCAAGCTCAAATGATTATTGCCTCACGCAAAGAGCAAGGTGTTGATATACAGCTTAATTCTTTGACTGTAGATGCTTATGGTCAGGATGATCCTGCTAGGACTACGGCAGCTTTAGCGCTTGACATTTTCAACCCTATTGAGGTTACACAAACCTTACCTGCCGGCAATGTGGTCAGTGATAGCGTTATAGCCGGTGTACAATATCAAATCACACCTAATTCTTTTCTTGTAACATTTTCATGTGCGCAACCCTTTGCGGTAGGTTTTTTGCTAGACTCAGCCGTTGATGGTTTATTAGATGAAGACATTTTGAGCTACTAGGAGATACATGGCAAAACAGACATTTACAGTCGGGCAGGTTTTGACCGCCGCAAATCTTACAAATTTACAACAAACTGCAATGTCAGGCGGCGCATTTTCAGCTAAAACAAGTTCATATACCTTAGTGGCTGCGGATGCTGGTACTGCTATCAGCATGACCTCAACAAGTGCAACAACAATTACAGTCAATACCGGATTGTTTGCAGCCGGTGATACAGTCCTCATAACTAATTTAGGAAGCGGTGCATGTGTTATTACCGCTGGTAGTGCCACAGTTAATACAGCTGGATCATTGTCTTTATCACAATATGAAGCCGGAGTATTGCAATTTGTAAGTGCTAGTAGTGCAGTTTTATATGATTACACCCAATCTGGCGCAGTATCTCCATTAACTACTAAGGGTGACCTATACACACGCACATCTACCGCAGATGCCCGATTAGCAGTAGGCGCAAACGGCACCACACTTGTAGCGGATAGTGCAGAGGCTACTGGTTTGAAGTGGGCTGCTGCCGCAAGTGGTGGTGGTATGACTTTGTTATCTACAACAAGTTTAAC